ATTCAGAAGAGGTTGTGCTCAAAAGTATGGCCAGCTTCATTCAAGAAAATGGTGGGGTGGACTTGATCAAGATAAACATAGAAGGTGGAGAATATGGATTGCTGCAGCATATGATTGATGAGGACATAATTAACTCCTTTGATAACATCCAGGTGCAGTTTCATAACTTCATAGATGATTGTGATGGCAAGAGAGATCACCTAAGAAAGCAGTTGGCAGAAACGCATAGCGAAACATACTGCTATTATTTCGTGTGGGAAAATTGGAAAAGAAAGTAATATGGATTGGAATGTAGAGTTTTCAGATGAAGTTAAATCAAAAATTATAAAAGATTATATGGATAGAGGCTACTCAATAGAGATGACTGATCAAGGTATGGTGATGATTCCTCCTCTAACATATAAAGAAAGCTTGGAATATCAAATACAAGAACTTCAAGTTGATCTGATGCTGATGCGTGAAAGTATAATGAAAAAGTATTGTGCGTGAAAGAGCTGGTGGATAATAATATGCTGCATGTTGAGGGTGAGGTAAAAGAGATCATCATTCCAGGGACAAATAAAAAGAGGAAGCTCTGCGAATGAGCTTCCTCTTGCTGTAACTATAACGGTCCACGAGTGGGACTGTTAAGCCCTAAGCTTTTCTGAACGTCTTTCGACTTGCTACGCTACCTTATCAGGCAGCAATAGCCATACTTTCGTTGTTATTTGTGGAGTTGCTGGTATCGAAACCAGGTCATTACATATTATAATATGCAATTCTAAGCCTTTCAACCCCCTTTAGTTAAATATACTATGCTTGATTCAAATAATCAAACTCTTCACCTGCATCAAATCTTGGACAGGTTTTGGTCCACTCATCTGGTTGGATGATACCATCACCGTCCTCATCAGGAGAGAGGTCCCTATGCCCCAATATCTCAGCTTCTGGGTACATAGCCTTCATAGTTCTTACAACTGCAGTAATGGCCTCTTTCTGTGCCTCTGTGCGGTCATCTTCATACTTTCCTCCGATGTAGCTTATGTGAATTGAATGAGAGTTGTGTCCACGCACGCCATTTGCTATCCCCTCAATTGGGTGCAAGTTATGAATCTTGCCATCAGCTTCAATCAAAAAGTGATAGCCAGGGTTCTTCCAACCAAGATTGTTCTTCCAGAATCTTTTGATTCCTTCAACTGTAGCATCTTGATCAGTAGCTGTTGTATGACATACGATGTATTTAATCTCTCTCATCTGCAAATAGGTTATTAAGCTCTTCCTTGAGCTCGCATTTCTTCTTTCTAATTTCTTTGATGTCCAAGTTCTCAAGCTGCTCCATATGCTCACGTATCTCATCTCTGGTCATATCAAGGTGACCATTCAAGAATACTGTGAACACTTCATTTACTTCTGAAGCAAGTGCTTTGCGTAGTTTTCCTCTACTTTTATTGTTCTTCATTTTCATGTTGTTCTCCTTTAAATTTCTTTAAGGCAGCGATGCACTTATACAGCAACGAAACATTTTCACGCTCGATTTCTCTTATCTCATTATTCTTTGCTTTTAGCTCAGTTTCAAGAGTTCCTATTTTTTGCCATAGCTTGAATACGATGATCAAAAGAATTGGAAGCACACCAAATTGGCTTATGTAATTTAATAATTCTGCTATTTCCATATTATGCTTATTTATGCATCATCTTCTTCGATGCCTTTATACTTCTTTGTTTTCTTCTTTGATCTTTTCTTTGGTGACTCTATGGCCTCCTTAAGCTCATCTGAGGCACTTTTAGTCTCCTCTTTTTCCTTTGGTTCTTGGATTGTTTCGCCATCTCTTGCTGCTCTTCTTTTAGCACGCATATAAGCGTCAATTCCAAATTGTTTGTAGTCTTCTAATTTCATAGTCATTTGTTTTATATCATTAACATATCGTTATTATACCCAGCATCATCGTTTGGAATCATATCCACCACCTCTGAATCAGTATTTGCATCTGCAGTAAACTCAGGTAACTTATCCTTGTTTAAAATAAGGTGCTGCACAAGCCTTTTTTGATAGAATTCTGCCTTTTGATCATAGTGACGTTTCATCATAACAACTTGCTCTGCTTCTGCAGGCTCTGAGTTCTCACCATTTTGAGTGGAAAGTCCTTTATTCTTCAATTGGTATGTAAGTGCATATACAGCATCTGCTGCTGCTCTCCAAGCTACAACGGGTTGAATTTTTTCTACCAAAGTAATCTCATCCGCATTCAAAGTTTGTGCGTTGTATGCACTAAGAATATGGTTATAGAAATATGAACCAAGCAACGGCTGGACGTACATCTCTGATGACGTACCAACGAATGGTATAATATCTTTAGCAGAAACATTCTGCGTAATTGGTGAATTGCTTACTAGGTAATTCTGTGTTATAAAGTAGTCCATTTTTAATCTAATTTAAGTATTTCTTCTGCTGCATCAGCCCCAATTCCATAGGCAAGAAGCCTTGTTTTGGCCACAGCTTTGTTTAGCTTGCCTCTTTCGAAGTCACGAACGATTCTATAGATGTCAGCATTCTCGCTTGCAGATAACCCTCTTAGGTTATCGTTTACTTCAAGCTCAACTCCATCAACTGAATCAGTCTCAGCATCTACATCATCTGTTTTGTCTTGTATTTCGCCATCAACTATCTGGTAATCTGCAAGAACGAAGTCTCCCTTAATCTCAAACATCATCATTAGGTCGTTGAATATATCTTCGATGATCTCTCTTACTGGCGCAACATAATTCTTCTCAAAAGCAGCAACGGCTTGTGGAAGTTCAAGTCCAGAACCAAGCTTTCCACTTACACGAATACCCATAATCATAGGGTCAATCTGGTGTGCCTGGCATATTCTTGAATCCATACGCTCATCTGTTTGCATCATAAGGTTATCATTACCACTCGTTTGAACAGTATCAATCTCTGGCATCATCTCTTTGTTATCGGCTGTTAATACCCAAACGAATCCTGCATCATCTGCACCTTTCTTTCTGGTTAAAGCTTCCTTGAAGTCATCTGCTTCTTCTTGGTTGTTAAATCTCTTTGGTCTTTTAACGATCATAGAAGGGAATATAGATTCCTGTATGTTGCTTTTATGAAGGTTTGAAGCCTCACCATCAAGGAATATCCAGTTGTTAGCTGAAATGGTCATAGGAAGCGAGTATATGTCTTGCCCTGGTCCTTCATCTTGATATACAAATAACTGCTTTGGCTTTCTTGAGCCTTCTTTATATACTGGAATTTGATATATGCCAAGTTGTTTTGACCAGTCTCTTGAAATGAATCCCACTTGCTTTGCAGCATCCAGTCTTACTTTCTCTGGGTCAACACGTTCAACTTTCAGCTTCTTTCCAGTATCTGGGTCAACGTGAACGATGAAGAATATCTGATTATGGATGATAAAATCCCTTGTAATCTGAGGTACAATCTTCTTAAGCTTGTTTCTTTTGATGAAATACTTAAGATCAGTCTGAGCCTTCACATCAGCATCTCCATTTTGAATCTCGAATCCACCTCCAGTAATAGCATTCTTTTTGAATTCTATGATACCTCCATGTAGAGGAGAGGTGTAATAAAGCTGATTAAGAACCTGCGGAAACAAGTTATCAGAACCGAATCTAACAAAGCCTGAGTGGCCTATATAGTCATCAGAAATGAATGGCTTGGTCAAGTCACCTTTGCCGATCTTTAGGAAAGGAGTTGAAAAGCTTTGCTTGCCAAATGTGGACCTTGAATCTGCAGGCTTATTTGCAGCTTTTAATTCTTGTTTTTTATTTCTATTGAATAATCCCATATCTTAATTATAAATATTTTGTGTGTTTAACTTATCGTCATCTGACATCTCCACAACCAATCTACCACTCTCGATTATGCTGCCTGTTGTAGCACTTATAGAGAGCGTTGATGCAGTAGCTTCATATACCTCATACCTATATTGTCCACTATCAAGGTTTAAAGCCACGGAAGTACCTCCTGTGGTCGAACCTGAGCTGCTAAGCTCAATATCAAACATATCATATCTATTGGTATAGCTTGAATCGTTTGAAGTGGTGAAGAATATCTCATCCTGATTCGGAAAAGTCTGAAACTCATTAATGAATACAAAAAGAAACTCAGGATTGGACAGCTGAGAACTCTCCGTAAGAGTTAATATAACTGTGTTTATATTGTCTTTCTGCAGGTAAATCATCTTGTTTATATATAATTGTTTTTGACAGATTTATTGTTCAACAAAAAAGCTCCCAGGAGGACCCCAGGAGCTTCAAAAACACACTTAATGATTAAGTGTTAGAGTTTTTATATAAGTGCAAGCACATCAGCCTCATCCATAAAGTATGAGAGATTCTCAGCCTCCCCTTGGAAGGTGATTGTGTATTTACTTCCCTCAGCTTTAGCGGCACCCGAACCATCTGCTACTGTCTCCAGTTGCATATCTTCGAAGTACACGTACTCTCCTGAGTTCATTTTTACGATTATAGCGAGACGTCTTTGTCCTTCGCCAAGTATATTAATCTTTCTTGATTTGCCAGCATCTCTACCGTGAAGTGGAATTGTGATCGTTTTGTTATAAATCACGGCTCCAGCATTATCTCTCGTGTAGTCTTCAGTATAAGAACCTGAGTTCTTTCTGAATTCAACAGTCTCAAGTGTAGTAGAGGCAGATAAACTCATAGTCCAAGCAGTTGTGTTTGGAGTTTCGGTTACGATGTTATCTCTATCAGTAAGATAGACTGCATCAATACCACCTATGGTTTTGTCCCCGCAATCAAATAAGATTGATTCAACATTATTACAAGCCATTTTTTCTTAGTTTTATTTGTTAATATTCAAAAAAAAATGGAGGAGTATTTGACCCCTCCACTTAATTTATTTATCTATTGTGTCTATCTTACAGTCCGTAAGTAACGAATTCTTCTACGTTAACATAGTCAACACCGAATGTGAAGTCAGAGATAGTTCTCAACTTTCTGTCACCAGTTGTTGCCTTCATATTGATCGTGATCAATTCAGAAGCTGGAGATACAAGGTCAGTTAAGAATACAAAGTTAGATTCTCTTGAAGAGATCATAGTGTCGTTTGACATACCCTTCGCTTCAACAAGTCTCACATCTATGAAGTTCATATCTGGAACTCTGTTCACGTAAAGCTCAGCAGATGCAGAAGCAACAGCTACTCTAAACGCTTGAGCTACATTTGAAGAAACGAAGATAACAACGTTGTCTTTATCAAGCTCTGAAGGAATCAAGTTGTAAACTTTTGTAAGCTCATCAATTACGTTTGAAGCAGTTACAGTTGTACCAGCCTCGCTAAGAGTTACACCAGTATCGTTACCTAACTTCTTCTCTAAACCGTCACACTTGTTAAGGTAAGTTGTACCTGTAAGTGATGTGTCTCCTCTCCAAGTAAGTCTTTCAAGGTTGTCGTTAAGTTTAGCACCCAATCTTTCGTAGTAGTGTGCAAGGAACTCTGGAGTTAATCCTTGAGTGTTTCCAAAATCAATTGAATTTCCTTTACCCATATACTCAGCAACGAAAGAGTTTTGAAGGTCATATTGACAGATTTCAACACCAACTCCTAACTTGCAAGGCTCCATTTCTTTTGCCCCAAGGTTAGCATCAGTTGCTGCAAAATCACAATCAGCCTCTTGGATGATGTCATCAAACTCAAGTGAACCAACTTTAATCTTACTGTTTACGTTTAAGAATGGTCTAAAGTAAGATGTTGAACGTTCGCTCAATAGTGCTTTAGAAAACCATTCCTGTGGATTTACAACGTGTGCTGCATTAATAGTATCCACATCTAATTCGAATAAATATTTTTTAGCCATTTTATTTGTTTTAATTTAATTGTTTATATTGTGAAAATGTTCATTTTTAAACATTTCGTGTTAATTTTTACTTACCAAAAGCTTGGTGGAAAGCAAGTGCTTTCTTCACTTTTCTTTCGTGAGCACTCATTTCTATTTTCTCATCTTCCTCTTCTTTAGAGTTGATGTCTTCAAGCTTCATTTTAAGATCAGCAATCATCTCTGTGATTCCAGAAAGCTTTTCTTCAACCTTCTTGTTAACCATCTCAGCGATTTTTTCATCCTCCATAGGAGCATCTTCTGCTTT